TACAACATAATCTTTTTAATTATGTTGTATTAATTTTTTTTATTAAGTTACCTCTAATATACTTGCAAACGCTTCAACATCAGGTGCCGTAGAATCAAGATTTGCAGCCGCTATTACCCTAATTTTATCATTTGCTTCTAAATTTATAGGTTTATCAAATATTAAAGTATTTTCTGGTTGAATTTCAATAGATTTTCCTAAAAAAATAAAAGTTGTTCCACCGTCTATTGTAACTTTAATATCTACTTCTGCTGTATTATTTGCGTTCTTATTTGATATATAAAGAGCGTGTATAACTGCCGTTCCTGCACCAGGAGCAGTATATAAATCAGCAGATGAATTGTCTGTTGTGCCTACTACTAAACCTGCATTTTTAAATGTACTAGCCATATTATGAACCGAATACTATAGCGTATGCTAAAGAATCTCCTTCTGTTGCTAACACACCACTTGAATTAGGTAATGTTATTGTTCTATCAGCTGTAGGATTAGTTACCGTAACTGTAGTTTCAAAATCATCATTAGTCGAACCCTCAAACACCAAAACTCCATTTTGAGTCAAATTTAAATTTGAAAAAGTTCCTGTAGTTCCTGACACAGCACCACTAGAACTTAATGAACCTACTGTTACAGTATCACTACCTAAATTTAGTTTTTCAGCTCTAATTGTAGTATTAGCAATATCGCCGTTTACAATTGTACCATCAGCAATCATTGTACTTGTAACTGTACCTGTATCGCCAGTGGTTATAACGGTTCCTGATATATTAGGTAATGTTATGGTTCTATCAATTGTAGGTTCTGCAACTGTTAAAGTTGTTTCAAAAGCGTTTTCTAGTAATCCTTCAAATATTAAATTTGCACCGTTAAGTGTAATACTATTTGTTGTAACAGCTCCAGAATTAGTAACAGCTTGAAGTGTTGTAGCACCAGCACCTCCAATTTCTTTAACAACGTTACTAGAATCTTTAGTATAAAATTTACCATCAGGTATATTGATGGCTATTTCTCCAACTTCTAATTGACCTGCTGTAGGAATAGATGCCGGAACGACCGAGCGTTTTGGTTTAATTACAGTTGTCATAATTTAATTATTTTTTAAAAATATTTTTTAATTTATCTGCAAATTTATAATTAACTTTTTCGTCTTTTTTACCAATACTGTAACCGATTAAAAATGAACCGGCCATTACTGTAAGTATTGCTATGATATGCCAAGCTAAAAATGCCATTAGTATGTTCCTCCGTCTATAGTTGTAACAGCTACCGAACCACTTGTAACTGTAAAGTTTGCTGTAGGGAAATTAGCCACACCTATATTTGATGCCGTTGCTAATTCACCTGCAATTGTAATTCTATTTTGAGATACTGTTGTATTAATTCCTTCGCCTGCTAAAAATTCTAAAGTATCTTCTAAGAAAATTTGTCCTTGTGATGAAGATTCATCTGATAATCTAATAAAAGGATTTGCTAGTTTGTTTCTTGTAATAGAACCTGCTAACATAGCATTTGTAATACCAGAAGCTTTAACTCTTAAAAGATCTGCATTTACTTCAATTGAACTATCGTCAACTCTTACGTCTAATCTATTACCAGTTTTTAATATAGCATCTCCATCTATAATTTGTCCAGCACCAGAAAATTGTTCAAAATTAATTGAACTTGTACCAATAATTGATGTAACTTCTGTTTGAACAAAAGAATTACCTCCATTTAGAGTACCATTTGTTACGTAAGTAAAATCTCCTGAAGCAATCTCTACTATTGTATCAAAATCTGAAGCTCTTGTAAGAGTAGTTGAATTTGTATAAACGTAAATACCGTTATGAGCTTGATTAACCTGATCTTTAACTAATATTCTATCTTGACTTTGTAAAGTATAGTCATCAAGTATTGTTAATGGTTGACTTAAAGATAATGTAGCATTTACTCCTGAAGTTCCATTATCATAAGTTACTATACCACTAATTTCCTGAGAAAGAGGTTTATTTGTAGAAACAGCAGAAGCTTCGTGTACATTTAATCCTTCTGCAATAGCATCAACATAAGATTTATTAACTAAAGAGTTAGAAGTAAATCCTGCACGGCCTTCATAACCGGCTGGAACTATTACTGTACCTGTTCCGTGAGGTGTTAAATTAATATCTTTGTTTGAAGCAGTTGTTGTAATTGATTGGCCATTAATTGTAATATCATCTACAACTAAAGATGTAAGACCTGCAATATCAGTTGTTGTTGCACCTAAAGTAAGTGTAGAACTTCCTAATGTAATTGTAGAATTTGCTAATTTAACGTTTGTAACACCGGCATCTGTTAATTGTGTTGTACCAATTGATTGATTAATTATATTAAAAGATACTTTATTATTTGAAACAGTAGTATTAATTTGAGAATTACCTTCAAAATCTAAAGTTTCATTTGTATTAAATGTATCTGTACCTGTATCGCCGACAATTGTAAAATTAGAATATACAGTTTCGAATGCTAAATTTCCAGAACCATCTGTTTTTAAAAACTGTCCTGCTGTACCTGTTACTGTTGGTAATGTTAATGTGTAAGATGCTGCAAGCGTGTTAGGTGATTTAATAGTAATAGATTCAGTACCATTATTAGTACCTTCATTAAATTTAATTCCTCCGCCAGTAGTTGTACTATTTCCTATAATTATTTCATCAATTGCTTTGTTAGAATCTACAACAATACCTGATGTAGCAGTCAAAACTCCTGGTTGATGATCTAATAAATTTGTAAAATACTTACCGCCAATGACTTCTTGCGTTGTTGCATCGCCGTTGCCATCAACTGGACCAACACCGATAAAAAGTTTATCTCCTAATGTGTTATAGGCACCTGTAGCGTATGAATACGAAAGTTCTCCGATTTTGGCTGTAGCTGGTTTACCTAAACCACTTGACGTTTTAATTTTAATTATAGTTGCCATCTATTAATATTCTCCACCGTTAAGTGTTAAATTTCCTGTCGTTGTAATAATGTTTGTTCTTGTAACAAACTTTTGATCACTTGCTCTATATTGTAAAAGAGAACCATCATTTAGGCCTTCAGTTGTTGTATCTACATCGCCTAATAATTTTAATTGTAATGAACTGTTTTGTAATGTGGCACCAGACGGTATCGTTACTGATACTTTTTGTGGTCCAGCAGATGTAGGTGAACTGATCCTAGCAGTTATGTTAGCCATTCAAATCTCTCTTTTTTCTTTATATTTATATTAAATGTAATCTATAATATATAATAATTAAGAGGTACTTACTTCAGGTCTTACTGTTATAATTCCTTCTAAAACTCTTGTAACCGTGTTAGTACTAGAGATTATTTCAACGTCATAAACGTATCTTTCTGGATCTAATGCGGCCGTTTGAGTGGCCGTTAGGGAAATCGTTAAAACACCAGTGGTTCTATCTGTAGCAAAAGCCGTGGTCATCGCTGTTCTTGTTCTTGTAGATGAATAACCCTTAGCTAATTTTGCAACGGCTGTATAACCAGTTAGATCAAATACGTTTCCGTTGATATCCTTAACTGTTATATCAGATGTAAATGTTGCGCCTTGGTCTATTGATAGGTTTGCTACAGCTGCCATTTATTTTTTTTCTTTAGTTTCCTTAACGTCTATACCTAATTCTTCTATTATTCTATTATTATAGTATTCAGTTAATACGTCTATTTTCTCAATTTCAATAAGTAATCTTGTCTTATTGTTTTGTATTTCTTGTCTTGCTATGATGTAATTCTTCAATTTATCACTAAACTTAGTTTCATCATATTCGCTACCATTAATTGTAATCGCCATATTCACTCCTTTATGTTATTATTTATACTAGATAAATAGTAATATATTATTTAAAAATTGATGATTATGCAACCATTATTACATCTAAAATACGAACTTAAAAAAGATTTAATTTTAAAAGAAACAGAAGAAGCTAAAAAAATATCAAAATATCATACTGATAGCCGTTACCCTTTAAGAATATTTACAGAATGGAAAGTCAGTATGTATAATGGTGAATATATAAAACAAATTATGAAAGATTTTGATGTAATAGGCACTCCTAGATTCTATTGGTTAAAACCTAACTCTACTATAAGTACTCATACAGATAACACAACCAAATGCTCTTTAAATTTTTTATTGAGCGATGATAATACAGCCATAACAATAAATGATAAAGATTACTTTTATAAGAACGCCTTATTAGATACAACACAACCACATAGTGTTAAAAATGGAAATAAAGAAAGATTACTATTTAAAATATCAATATTGAATGAAAGTTTTGAAACTGTTGCAAATAGAATAATTGAAAAAGGTTTAAATGAGTGATATTAAAATATTAGAAATAGATAGTAACAATTGGTTAGAATACGAAAATGTTTTAAAAGAAATTTGTAAACTTTCCGAACAAGACTATAGTGTAGCATCAAAAAATATAC